AATACACAAGGACGACCAAGAATTAGGTCACTACAAACTCAAGGATCAACCTCCTTTAGATCAACACAGAAAGCAGAATAATGGCAAGATTTGTAACAGGCAATACATTTGGAACAACCGATACAGTGACATCGACTACGCTCAATAATGCCGTCAATAACGCTGCAATATCAACGGACTCCGTGGACGGATCCACAATAGAATTAAATTCTAATGCGCTTCGATTAAAGGACTCAGGGATAACAACTGCTAAGATTGCTGACAGTTCAAGCAAGACAACAGGCGTAACCTTTGCCAAGATGCAGCACATTAGCACAGCCAAGATACTTGGTCGAATCTCTGCCAGTGAAGGAGATGTAGAAGAGGCATTTGATTTTAAGGATGAACATGATATGTCATCCAACAGTGCTACGGCCCTAGCTTCACAGCAAAGTATTAAGGCTTATGTAGATGCTCATTCGGTATTTACAAAGAGTTTTGTTAGTTCGGACCAAACCTTTCCAAATGATAAGACTCTTTTATCTTTAGCTCACTCCTTAGGGGAAGTTCCTAAAATCATACAAGTATTTGCTAAAATTACAACAAGTACAAATGGATATGAAAGTGGAGATTTTATATTATTAAACTCTCGTGATGTGGCAGGGATCGGACATTCTTCGTTTTTCTGTACATCAAGTCATGTAGAATTTATCAGAAGCGGGACACTGAGGGTTACAGACGCTGATGGTACTACTGGAACCACAACACTGAGCAGTAGTAATTGTTCATTAGTATTTAAAGCATTTGCTTAAAACTTTTTAGAATCCGTGTAACAATTTAATAATATGGCAGTAATAACATCAGGAAAAACATTTGCTAACGGCGAACAGCTATCGGCTAGTAAACTTAATCAAGTAATAACGGCGGCGACCTTTAACGCATCCGACGCTGTTGATGGTAGTACAATGACCCTTGTTGGCGGTGCTATGGCTGTCCGTGACGACGGTATTACTACAGCTAAGATTAATACTGATGCCGTAGAGACAGCAAAGATAAAAGATGCTAACGTAACCCTGCCGAAGATTGCTACACAAGCTGACCAGACAGTTCTTGCTAATGTATCAGGAGGCACTGCTTCTCCTACTGCTGTAGATATCGTGGGTGCAACTGGCCTACTAATCAATAACGACTCACTTGGAACGGATGACACCAAGGGTGCAACCCAAGGGAACATTAAAGCCTTTGTTGAGAACCTAATTGGAACGGCAGACAAGTCAGGCTCTGGGGTGGTTACTGAAGGAACTCATGGTTCGATCACTCTAGGCGGTGGCTTAATAATAAAGTTTGGTAGCCATGATGCAAGTAGTAGTACAACCACATTAACCTTTAAGAACTCATCGGGAAGCAATTCTCCATTTCCTACTGCAATATACGGGGTGATGCTAACTTGCAACGAAGATTTTAGTCTCTCTGCAGAAACTGTGAGTGCCTCCGACTTAGCTTTAGGAAGTTGTACCGTACGAAGTTATGCCGCCTCAAGCGGTTCTGCGGCTGGCCGCGTATTCTTTATAGCAATCGGACACTAATGAATCCCCTCCTGCAATCAGTTCAAATAGCATTGCAAAATGCTACACAGAAAGAAGCCATTGACTTTATTGATAGAGTCGTGGATTTCTGTGTTGAACATGAGAACGGTAAGGTTCTAGCCGGATGGCCGGAGGATCGTATTCAGTTACTCATTGCCTATCACTTAGCCAAGCATACCTTTCTGTGCGAACAGGACGAAGAGGGTAATATACAAGGTATATTTATGTGGTATAATTGCAACGAGGACGATGGCTGGTCATTTGTAAAGAACTGGGAGGCCGATGACCCGGACGGTGACGCAATCTTTCTAGCTTTTTTGTTTGCGGACAGTACCAAAACTTTTAAAAAAATTACGCAGAACTTTATTGTTAAATGCCCAGAGGTTATACAAAAAAAATTAATCAGCATACGATACAGGAATCACAAACCTACTAGGGTAGAATATTCACCTAAATTATTTAACAGAATACTAAGCATATAATATTATGGGAGGAAAAGGAAGTACACCACCACCACCAGCACCTATTGACCCAGGTAAGTCAATGGGCGAATACTTATTCGGTAAGGACTTTGAGGCAAGCGGCAAGGGAATCACGGACCCTGCATTGCAGCAGCGATTAATTAGTGCAGAGCGAACTTTTCGTCCGCAATACACGGCTTTAGAGCTTGCTGACATAGCAACAATGGCTCGTGGTATTGAGGGTGGTCAGGTTAACCCTGAATATCAGCGTTTACAGGTAGAGTTAGCTGGACTACGTGCCGGCCAAGAGGTTCAGTCGCAGTCAAAATCGGAGCGTGATGCTGCAATTGAACGCTTTGCTCAATCGGCTTATCCTGATAAAAGAGGAAAGCACACTCAAGATTTTAATGCCAAACAAGCACAGTTACGCAGGGAATATATTGCCGCTGCTCAAGCTGGCGGTGAAGATCGAGAAGCACGTATTGCTCAGATTGAAGCACAGATGGGGGCTATGGATCCAACCTTGGACAAAACTCCAGGTCTTTTTGATTTACTCGGAGAATCATCTAGGAGGGCCTTTGAATTACAACAGGAGCAACTACAACAGCAACGTGAAGCCGACGTAGGTGCGTTAGAAGAATTTGCACCGCGTGCTGTAGAGGCTTTCCGTGCCGCTGACCCTGCTAGCACAGCAATAGCAGAGCGTATGTCCCGTAGGGCTATGGGTCAACTGACCCCAGAAGAGGAGCGTAACATACAACAAAGGTCCAGACAGGCAAGCCTAGCGAGGGGTCGCATCGGTGACTCATCGTCCTTAGCGGCAGAGGCACTTGGTCGCTCGGACTACACAGCGCAGTTCGCACAGCCAGCTTTTCAAATGAACCGACAGCTAGCCGGTGACATAGGTAGTACCCTCCTTGGTCGTCCTTCGGCGGCTATTGGTCTAGGCGGTCAAATCCTAGGACAGGCACAACAAGGCGCAGCAGGACCTATGGGACCTCAACTGTTTGATCCTAACATGGGTATTAACATGGCCTTGCAACAGCGCGGACAGGACGTTACCTTCCAAGGTATGCAAGCTCAGGCTAATGCAGCTAAGAGTGCTGGTATGATGGGTGGCATTGGTGGAATTGCCCAAGGCCTTGGTACTTACGCAGCAGCCTGTTGGGTAGCTCGTGAGGTCTACGGAATTGAGAATCCTAAGTGGCTAGAGTTCCGTTACTGGATGCTGAATGATGCACCTTCTTGGTTCCGTAACCTGTACATAAAGTACGGTGAAAGAATAGCTAAGTTCATTTCCAACAAGCCTCTTGTAAAATCAATCATCCGCAAGTGGATGAATACAAAAATTAAATAGTATGGCATTTCAAGTAGGATCAAGAATACGCCCAGAACTGGGTGACGCAGACTTCAGTGGCTTCGCAAGAGCCGCTGAGATACAGGCTAACTCAATAGCTCAGTTAGGTGCTACTATTGGTGGGGCTATTGCTGCGAGCAAACAGAAAAAACAAGAGAAGGCGTTAAGCGAACAAGCAGCTAACTTGGTATTTAGTTTTGCCAATGCTAATCCTGAAGCTGGTAAGCAGCTTGGTATTGAAACTTTGGACGATGCAAAGGTAGTAGTCAAAACACTAGGTGGTGCAAAGCCTACACTTGGATTACTTATGGAGCTTCAACCATCTCAGCAAGAGGATCCAACGACATCAACACAGATGACATCGATTGGTCGTATGCTAGAAAGACCTGAGTTCTCAAACATACAGTTTGACGAAACAGGAAAGGCATTCATGGAAGTCCCTAACAAAGATACTTTTATGCCGTTTGACAAAAAGCAAATCCCTGTCCCTGAGTCCATAAAAAATATACCTGGGTTTGAGGATTACGCAGAATCCAGAAGGACTGTTGCAGTTCCAGAAGTTAATGACAATGATCCCATGGGTATCCTTCGATAAGTGTACCTACAAGGTATTATGTCATTATGGCGATTACGGAAATAGAATTAGCCGAAAAGGTCAAAAGTAAGTATCCTCAGTACAAGGATATTGATGATACGGAGTTAGTCTCCCTGGTCCTTGACAGGTATCCGGAGTACAGCACTCAGCTGGGCGAGAAGGAGTACAGCAAGAACCTGCTTACTAACAGTGCAAAGACCTTAGTATCTGGTGGGGTCCAGGCTGCAATCAATGCAGGTGCTGGTATGACTCAGTCCTATTCTATGCTGCTCGGAGATAAGAGCGACACATCAGAGGAGGCTGTCGAGGAGTACGCATCTCAACGCCGCGTAAAGCAACGTAAGGGTGGTAGCCGCATGGCGAAAGGTAAGATCCTGGCTCACCGAAAGCGTAAGAACGAAGTCATTCAGTCACTAAACGAGAACTCTCACCGTCTTCGTACAGTAGCTAACGGCGTTGACGAACAATTTAATATTGATCCTGAGTTTGCTAACTCCTTTGGGGGCCAGGTCCTCAAGGGCTTTGGTCAGATGATAGGTAACATTGGGGCGGCTGTCGTAGGTACAGCCGTTGCTGGACCTCTTGGCGGTGTAGCTGCCTCAGTAGGAACTATTGCACCACAGATGGTCAGTGAAGCTGTCAGTGACTCCGAGTCCACACTAGGTAAATCCTACATGGACATGACCGAGGAAGAGAAGGACCAAGTAGCACTAGCTACCGCAGGGTATGCGACACTTGGCACTGCCCTTGAGTTCGCACCCGTGGCTAGAATACCTTGGGTCAAAAACTTTCTTAGAGGTAAAACAAAAGTACCAGCAGGGTTACTAAAAAGTCCTAGCGTTCGTCGCGAAATAGTTAAGGGATTTGCTGCTGAAGGATTCACGGAAGCTGCACAGGGACAGTTACTGGACAGTCTAGCTAGGGCCACGTTTGATGATGACCGTGAACTAATGTCATGGGATGTCCTGCGCCAAAGGTTCAATGAGTTCGCCGTAGGTGGTGTCGTTGGTGGCGGCACGAGTGGTGGTATTGCGACTGTACAAAAAGCAGCACGTGGTGAGCTATTCAAGCCGAAGGAAACAAAAGAAGTCCAGACGGACGGGATGACAAAAGAAGTCTTTGAGATTACTTACACGGATAAAAACACGGGTAATGAGGTAAAGGGCATAGAGATTGACGCAGAAAACCAAGAGGAAGCGATAAGGATAGCAGGAGAACGTCTATCTGAATTGGCCTTTGAAGGCACTATCGTTGCACGGCCTAAGCCACCACCTACGGGCGGTGCTGCCGATGATGAGGTTGAGACTCAGCCTGAGCCAGGTGTTACTGTAGAGGATGAGCCTACCGAAGTTGTTGCTGAAGAAGTAGTTGCTGAAGAGGTCATACCCGAAGCAGAACAAGCGGAACTACAGGAGGAGTTACAAGAAGAAGTATCAGAACCTGCACCAGCCCCCGAACCTGCACCTCAACCAGAACCCGTTCAGGAGGTTGACTCCGAGGCAGTCAAGGAACAACAAGATACTATTGATGATGCTGATTACAATATCGCTAACTTGCAGTCAGAGATAGAGATTGAGAAGAGCAACATCAAGGAGGCTAGAGCTAAGAACAAACAAGAGATTGCTGCTGTTCGTAAGTCCAAACTACCCAAGGAAGAGAAGACCGAAAAGATAGAGGACCTCAAGGCATCGCTCCAGGACGAAGTCGATGACATGAACGGAAACATCGGCATCTACAAGGAAGAGATGTCCGGGTTCAAGAAGGATCTACGAAAGGCCAAGAAAAAACTAGCTGGTCTACAGCCTGAAGTAACAGCCGGGGCTGCGCCTGTAACAACTCCGCAAATTAGTGAAGTGTCAGATGCTAACGATACTTTGAGGGTTGGCACTGCTAAACTAGGCACAAAAGCTAGGCCAGTAACAACAGAAAATACATCTAATATTGATTCTTCTATAGTGCCTGATGACATACTACAGCGTCAAATGGACTCCGTTGATTACGATCATCTTCCTGATGATATTCTTAATGAAAAAGATCCTAAGGTTAAGTACGAAAAATTAGTTACTTACATTGAAGAAAACTTGTTGGCTTTGCACGACTCCTTCCCTGCAGAATTAAGGGCTAGAGCTACACAATGGTATGATGGAGCTAATAAAATTGCTAATGATTTAGCCAATAGATACAATCTAAATCCAGAACAAGTAGCTGGCGTTATGGCGGTATTGAGTCCGCAAAAGGATTGGTTCATGAACGTTGCTCAGGCCGAACAGGTAATTCATACGTTCATAAATTATCAGAACTTTGAAATATCTGGAGACGCTATAGATCAAACTATACAAGAAATTATTGATGCGGCAGAAGCTCCTATTGCTCGAAAAAGAAAAGCTAAAAAAGGAGAAACCAAAGAAGAGATTCAAGCCAGAAAAGATTATAATAAAAGTATAGATCAGAAGGCAAAGGATGACAGGGCAGCGATCATCAATGGTATTCGTGGTAAAACAATTAATGAATTAAACCAGGACAAGTCAGATGAAGGTCAGATTCTTACCGGTTGGGCTATAAGAATTATATCGCAGACGGAGTACGGAAGATATTATAATATTCTTAGCCCAGAAGGAAACGCTCTTGGACCTCAGGTAAAACTTGACGGTACACCTTCACTGAACACATGGGGTTCTATAAGAGAAATTACTAAATCTATTTCTATAATTGAAAATGGATCCATTGATAATATCTCGGAGCAACTTGGAAATAAGCATAAGGTTAGAAATTTCTTTAACAATATAGTAGCACCCAATAGCCCACAAGGAGATGTGACTATCGATACTCATGCGGTAGCGGCTGGTTTACTTATGCCCTTAGGCGCAAGTGCCGTACAAGTCCATCATAACTTTGGAGGTCGGAGAATTGCAAACAAACCCGGCCAAGGAATAAATGGAACTTATCATATTTTCTTAGAGGCGTATCGTCGTGCGGCTGCAAAACGAGGAGTGCAACCAAGACAGATGCAATCAATAACTTGGGAAGCAGTAAGAAAACTGTTTCTCCCTAGTGATAGAACAAAATCTAATGTTGACAACATAACTAAAAAATGGAAGAATTCAAATAACAATGATCAAGGTAGACAACAAATCATCGGAGGAAAAGTTCTTAGACCAGATTGGTCAGGAGATAGCGGACGACCTGAAGTGGTCACAGAAGACCTACCAAAAGCTGGGAATCAAAATGTCCTTGGAGGAGATTTACAATTTCGAGGTCGAACCCTCGGACGAGACACCGCAGGAGTAACGGCACAAGCCGCACCTGTAGAACCAGGTGATACAACGGAGATACGTTCAGTAGTCCGTGACGCGATGAAGATTCGCGTTATAAATCGTTACTTTACAGAAACGCTAGTAGAGGACGGTGTCTACGAGACTGGATCCTTAGAAGAAATTAACGAAAAGGTAAGTGACTTTGCATTACTAAAGGAAGCTGAATACCTCTTGGACTTTGCTGACACCCCACAAGAGAAAGGCAAGGTTCAATCTTTGATAGATACGTTAAAGGCTATACGGGCAGAAGATACAAGACCTCGGACGAAAATCGATGAAGAGATTGAAGCGTTTGCACCCTTTGGCAAAAGTATTACAAGCAGACAAGAGTTAAGGGACTTTGTATTTAGCTTTTCTCCTATAGCAGAGAAACTTGGTTTTAAAATTAAGCCTAGAAGGTCAGGACATGAAGCTAGATTTTCTTCTAACAACAATGCTGTAGAAATAGTTTTTCCAAAGCTGTATCGAAGAATATCAGAATCTCTGGATTTGCAGGGTGGAGGCAGAAAAACAGGCACTGGTTTTGTTACTGCTTTGATGCGTGAAGAAATTATTCACGGAACCATGAATCAAGTATTGATAAAAAAGGGGATAAAAGATACTCTAGCCTGGTATGAACAGCTTGGCAGAGATTTAACTCAGGCTCAAAGGGATGAAGTCAACGATATTTATGGCATAGAAGTAGGCTATAAGGGACAAGAAGATTTTGGTTATGGCACTGAATTCGCACGGATGATTATACAGCGCGGCTTGTATGGCAACGTAACCGAGGCATTTACTACTTCAAATAAAGGGACGGCTTATGATAAAATGGTAGCACTGCTCAAGTCAGTCCAAGCCTACATAACTAAGGCCCTAAAAGGTGAAGTGACCACAAACCCTGAGGCTGCGGGAGTAATCATGGAAGCGGCAAGGCTTCTTCAATCAGTTGATCCAGAAGCTAGATTAGTAAACCAGAAGGTCGTAAATGATTCATTAGCTTTTTCGGTAGATGTAAGTCCAAATGCTGAGGTTACCTCAGAGCAAGTTGCTGAGTCCGGCAAACCACCAAGCGAAAAGAAACTTAACATTAACTTTGCTAGGAAGTATCTGCTCACGGTTAGTTCGTTGCTGAACTCCATTCACCCTAGACTAAAGAAACTTGTTAGGGATTACTACGGTGCTATACAGGGAGAGGTGCTGGACTATCAAAAGCGGGTGGCTCCATTCTTCAAGAAGTATCGCGGCATCAAGAACGCCGAGGACCGGAAGAGACTGAAGCAGTTACTGTCATACAGCCCAGTAGAACAAGAGGGCGTGGATCCTTTGATCGAAGAGAGGGACGCGTTACTTCGTAAGTATGATTTGTTCAATGACTATCAACTAGAGATACGCCCTGTCCTTAATGAGCTATACAATAGGTTAGGCAACGAAGGTATTATGATAGGATTCCTTGAGCAGTACTTCCCTCGCTCAATCAAGGATCTCGACAAGGTGAAGAACCGTGCAGGTAAAGAACTCAGGGATGCGTTCCGTGAATTTATCAAGGCACGAAACGAAAGAATAGAAGAGGCACGAACAAGAATTGAAGCGGGTAATCCACGTCCTGGGGATGTAGAACTATCTAAGGAGACAACTATTCAAATAGGTAACGAGAAGACCGCTGCACTGGAGGCGCAGCAGTGGGATCAATTTACACGAGGCTTCAACTCAGAAGGAAGAAGAAACCTCCCGGGTAACTTTCTATCAAGAACTGAGGAGTTAAACGTTATACCTGAAAACCTACTGGACGCTTACGAGGATCCTGGTGCTGCCATGGAGCGATACATTTACAATGCTGTAACGGCCATACAGACCACTCGACTCATGGGCAGTAAGTTTGCTAACGTGCCTGAGGGACTCAAGGTTCCACCAGCAAGTGAGCTAGGTTTACTTATACAGGAACTAAGGGCCAACGGAGAGATCTCGATGGAGGATGCCGACGGCACTGTGCCTGATATATTCGCCATGATACTCAGCCCGATGCAGGTTGAGAATATGTTCTTTCAATTAGCGCGGACCTTTGGGTACGGGACCCTCCTAGTAGAGTTCACGTCAACACTGTCTCAGTTATACGACCTACCGTTTATCATGCTGGACAACGGTATCTTTGGAACTGCGGTTGCGATGTTCGGACCCAGGCTCAAGGGTGATGACTTCGGTATTGACACACAGCAGGTCAGTGCTGAGTTCGCTTCAGATAATAGAGTCCTAGAGAAGGCCGTCCGTGTTGGACTCCGGGCTACTGGGTTCACGAAACTGGACCAGGTAATGAAGGAGACTAACCTGACTGCTAACTACAACCGTTACAGAAAGTTAGCTCGTGGGTATTTCAAGGATCGTAATTCTGCTAACTCTAAGAAGTTTGTAGCTGAGTTAACTTCTATGGGCTACAGCGAGCAGGAGCAGACACAGCTTATTGCGGATCTCAAAAAAGGCGACAGGGACTCAGCCTACATTCGCACGCTGTTGTTCAACAAGTTATCCGAGACTCAGCCGTTGACAAAAGCTGAGATGGCTCTGGGCATTGTAGGTAACCCGAACCTAAGATTTACGGTGGCGATGAAGTCATTCATGATCAAGCAACTTAACTTTGTTAGGGACCGTATGATTAATGAATTCATTGATGGCGTAAGGACTGGTGACGCAAAGAAAATAAGGAAGGCATCGAATGACATGGCCTTGCTGATGACCTTCATGCTTTTGATAGGATTACCAGTGGACGCACTCAAGGACTTCTTGGCCGGTAGACTAGGCTACATGAGTGACTACCTGTTCAACGGCGTATTCCGTATTGCTGGTGTCAGCAGATACACAGCCTACCAAGCTCGCAAGGAGGGTGTAGGACAGGCTGCATTTGATTATGTTACACCGGTTGCCATCCAGCAGTTCGTTGATATGACCAGCGAGGTGGGTCGTGTTGCAAGAGGAGAACGTGCAATTACAGAGAGTAAGTTCGTTACACTACTGCCGTTCTCAGATGTGATAAATAGAATCTTTGGCTTCCAAAAGGGCCGTGAACGCAAGGAATATATGCGTAGAGTAAGGGAGGGCGAGCGTCCCTTCATAGTACCGCCTGGGGCTTTATAGTAAAAGGGGCTGCCCCGGAATAACACGGAACAGCCCCCAAGGACTAAACAAAAGTGCGGACCATGAAAAAACCGCACTGCGCCTAGGATTACTCCTTCGGCTTACCTTGTATTTATACTATGAACCAACTAACACACGAACCATTTGTGTGGTAGAATAATTATAACATAGGTGTCCTATGTTTTCTGTCAAGAGGAATGCTCCAGCCTGTGGCAATTTGCACATAAAAGTTCGCACTTCTCTAGCTCCCCAATGAATTGCTTTTGAGTCCCTGTTCTTCGATATTGAGTAATCGGTCTAACTTTTTCGTGTCCAGGCAGGTGATGGCAGTCGAACTGAACTGCCTTGCCTGTGAATCCACACTTTTTGCAGACATATCCACCGAAAAAATCCTCAATGATTTTATGGTAACGAACTGTCCGCTTCTGGGATGGGGTCATATCAAATGAACTGCGAGTAATCCTCCATCTGCTGAGTGCCTTTGTTAAAGAGTATCCGGCCTTGAGTGTATCCCATGCCCTCTCTCTGCTTGGCTAGAGTCCAGCGGACGTAGTCAGTCCCCTGTTCCCTCTCTGATAGTGTCTGCCACAGGAATATAATACTGTCAGCGTCCTGCTCCAAGGCTCCACTCTCACGGAGGTCGGACATGATAGGTGATCGGTCATCCCTTTCGGATTCACGGTTCACCTGCGCCAGTAACAGAACAGGTATGTCAAGATCCTTGGCGAGTAGCTTTAGCTCACGGCTGATCTCTGCGACCTGTTGCTCTCTGGATATGTTCTTGGACATGGGCTTTATCAGCTGGCAGTAATCAATAATGATTCCATTTACGTTATGCTTTCTGTGCATACCTCTGGCCGTTGCAAGTATGTGGTCCAGTCGATAGACGTTGTCACGGATCCAGCAGTTCCAACTCTTCACGGTTTCGGTAGTCTCACGCAGTGTCTGCATCTTATCCTCCGGGGCTAGCCCGTCCTCAAACCTACGCATATGTAGACCTGACTTGATGCTGAAGATGCGCTTCATTATCTGGCTAGCACCCATCTCAAGATTGAAGAGAAGCACGCCGTTGCCAGTCGTGCATACGTTCTTCAAGAAGTTCAAGGCGTAAGCAGTCTTACCGCACCCTGGCCGTGAAGCTAGGACGCACAGCTGACCTGATCCGTAGCCGTTTCTGTATAGGACATCGTCAATGGATTGAATGCCAGTCCGCAGGTATCGAGAGTAATCTACTTTACCTGTAACATCTTTAAATGTTTGATCAACAATAGTTTGTAGAGTATCTCTAGTAGGAGTCAAAGAGGATATGGAGTCACACTGACCCTGTATAGAAGTAAGGATCTCCTCGGAGTCCTTACCCTCCTGTAGGCCGTCCTTGATTATGAGGGAGAGACGATGAAGGTTCCGTGTCCTATGGGATTCCACCATGTCATCAGTGAGTCCCTTGAAATGCAACTCGCTGAGTCCCGCGTCATGCGTGGACCAGACTGAGCTAGCATCGAGTCCCTTCTGACCCTTGGACATATCCGTGAACAGGGACATCGTGCCAAGGATAACTCCCTTGGAGTCCAGCTTGCACATAGTCTCCCACATTGTGCGGGTGTCGTGAGCCGTAAAGAAGTCAGCGTTGATGCCGGACTCCTTCGCCTCGTTCAGTAGCGCATTGCAGCCATCGTTTATCTCAGCCTTCAGGATTGTCCCCAGAAGGCTCTGCTCTAATTCTTTCATGGTTGTGATATAAGGAAGCAGGGTGTCCTGTCACCTACCCATGCTCCTATCTGGTTAAATTCAAAGTATTCGACGGCCTCCTCTTCGGTCATGCCATCGGCGATCATTTGGTCGATGACCTTGGCCTTGTCATAGCATATGATGGGATCCTGTCCTATTCTTTCTACGACTCCTGCAATGCAGTCATCAAAGCCGTCCATCTTTAGTAGCGGTTCTCCCGCGTCAATGTATCCTTGTAGTAATTCGTTCATGGTAATTGGTTCTAGTTATTGATTCGTGGATACCACTGGTCCTTACCCTGCATTACCCATTCTTCTAGGTAAGCTAGGTCCTCGGAGTAAAGTGGTTTGTTAGAGGTGATGGAAGTGAATCCATCGAAAGTCCCGGAAGGGTCAATCAGAAACTTAACAACAACATCGCAGGACTCGGCCTTCTCGTTGTCCATGTTGAGCAAATAGGTATAGTTCATAGTGTTTTTGTTTTTGTAGGTTCATGTTTAAAGAAATAAAAAGGGGAGAGGTGTTACCCCCTCCCCTTGACAACCAATCAACTTTAAAAAGGATCGTCCCCAATGGGAGCCGCTGTCGGCTGGTTCGGGATACCGCTTCTGCGGTATTGCTCTGGCTGTTTGTCCTCATCGAGACGAGTCAAACGGATGTTCATAACAGGGCCAGCTTGGCTCTGGTTCTTCCAAGCCGCCGCACGGTACTTGCCCGGTGCAGTGACTTCTAGTGTTCCTGTGGCGTGAGGCGATGAATCGGACTCACGTTTGCTTTCTGGGAATAGAACCCCAGTGTTTTCGTTGTTGTATTTTGGCATTGTATTATTGGTTAGAATTCAAAGTCAGCGTCAGCGTTGGCTGGCTGGCTTATCTTCTTGGTTTGTGTTGTTGGCTTCTTGCCGTGATTGTTAGTAGCATCAGCGTCCTTTGTATCGTCGATAGCAAAGAGTCCGTTGAGTGCATACTTACGAGCGTAGGAGCTGGCTGACCCAGTAATCTGCGAGTCATCCATACCCTTGCGAGTCTCTGATTCTCTAGCGAATCCATTTGCTTGGATGGTGTATTCACAGCCTTCGGTGCATGCTAGAACAGCCGAAGCTTTGACGTAAACACGCCCACCTACTTCGACTATATCGTCAGTAATAACTAGCGTACAGTTCTGCTTTGCGAGCAAAGGTTTGACAGCTGTTAGTATGTCCTCGGCGGAACGGTAAGCGTAACCACCGAACTTATTAGTCTGCCCCTTAGGAGCTTTGAGGGATGACTGAATCCCTTTGAGTTTTGAATGTATAACGCAATTATCCATGTTTATGTTTAGTTAGTTCACGGAATAGTTTGGTTCGTTCCGAGGCATTAGAACATTCCATGAGTTGTTTTCTTTTCGCCCCTAGATCTACTAAAATGCCCTTCTGTTTTTCGGATGTCAAGGCTTTAAATTTTTTTGAAAGTTGAGTCAATCCCACAGGGTGCAATACATCCAGTTGCTCCTGCTCCAGGTAGTCCGCTATGCCGCGTAGCACTGCGGGTAAATGACTGTGACTGATCTGGCACCTGCGGTAAGCGAAGTTCTCAATCTTGCCCAACAAGGCGTTACCTACCCTTGATACTACACCACGGACCATACCAGATTGGTGGCTGTGATCCACCACCCAGTCCGATGTTTTACGCAGTATCAGTGGACAAGTTTTGGGCTGATGTTTGACCCTCCAGTCCTTTAGTTTATTTTGTGGAAGATACATTTAGCTCCGTGAGTAAATCCTTGAGGGCGTTCTTCTCTTGGGTTAAGTTCTTACGCTGCTCCGTCATCCTTTCAATCCTGAAGGACAGAGTCCGTGACTCTTGTCGAATCATATCGATCCTAGTTTGTATTCTTTCGACGTTACTTTCTACTTGTGTCATACTCATATTATTTTTTGAAGGGACGGAGTTGGCTCTGCTCAAGTGCATAACCCCTTCCGTAACCTAGATCCTTTATGTTCTTTTTGTTTATTAGTTCCTTCTTCCAGCACCAGCCAACCAACTTCACGGTCCAACGATCCGGCGTGATGCACATGATATACATATCTACATCGGGGTTGTCCTTGAGGGTTGCCAGTAGCTTTCCGAGGGCGTGGTGAGTGCTTTTGACATCGTAGGAGTAACCGTTCATTACCCCATCGGCTGACCCAGTGCGAGGGCTGAGGCCGAGATCAAAGAATACATTTAAGTGCTTGGCTACGGCATACTCAGCGGTAACGCCTTGGGCATCTATATCTAGCCCGGCCATGTCGGCTCGCTTCATGTCCTTGACGTTTTTGCCTCTGGAAAGCACGGACCGCAGGTGTCCTACGTGCTGGCACATCATGACTTCGTCGTCAGTTAAATTAATCTCAATCATTTCGTGATCCCATTTGAGTACATGCATTTGCCTGTCTTTTTTCTTTCTGAATTAGCCAAGGCCCTCCATGCTACCTGATCCCACTCCTCGTCGATAATGTGTCGAATGAGTGCGTCCAGTTCGTCGGCGGACTTGTCCATGTCCCAGTGAAGGGGCTTGTCAGGGTGATGCTGTAGGTTACCCAGATAGCTGAGATGAGCCACGGCGGCTAGTGCGTGAGGGAAATATAAGATAAGGCCAGAATACATTGGGTATTTCTTGCGTTCTTTTGCGTCAGTTGGTAGTGCTTTATTCATAGTTATTGTTTTACGACGGGTTGCATTCTTAGCATCCAGAAAAGGTTAGCCGCAGCTTTGGCTACACGGATACCCCACTGGCTCTCTTCGTCCGTCCACTCGTAGTGCATATGTTCTGCTGTCTCGCAGTCCACAATGACGGATCTTATTTTTGGAAGGTAAGGTAACTTCTGTAAGTGCATCAGCATGAACGCCTCGATGGCTAGCTGACAGCAGTCCTTCTGATATCGTTTAGCCTTACCCTTAGTATTGATACGGCACTTGTAGTCCGCGAGAAAGATTCTGGAGTCCTTGATACCCACGAAGTCAACGGAGCCAGCAATCTTGATGCCCCCGTGACTGACTATCTTTTCACAGCCCAAGGCTTGGACATTGTTGTCATCAATCCAGTCCAGAAACGGCATGGCCCACTTGTCCCAGCATGACTTACCTGGGTGTTCGTCAATGCCCAGAACGTGGTGGTTTATCATACGTTCGATAGTTCCGTGAACCGATGTGCCGAACTCATGCGATGGGATTAACTCACCATCCTTTGGGTGCGGTCTAGTTCCGTAGACCATCTCTGCAAGACTAGCCCAAGGCAGGTCTGGATGCTCTCTGGCTAGGTCCGTCATCATCCTTGGCTTGTAGACTTCATCAAGGAAGGAGTCCTTGACTATGCCCAGCACTGTCGTGACTGACGGGTAAACATCTGCTCCAGCTTTACGAGCCTGTGCAGGAGTCCCCACCTCGGCCTCAAACTGAGGCTCCGATGGGTTCTTGCAGTTATAGAAGTGACTCATAGTTCCTCTTGATCGAGGATAAAGTTGAGTCCATCGCGAAGTGCATCGAGGTCAGAGCATTCGGCCGTCTCGTAGTCCTGCGTGCATAGAGTCCCACCGTCATCGGTCATGATCACTAGCGTCTTACTATCTGGGCTTACTATGTTGTCCACGAAGCAGGTCCGTAGGTGTCTCTGCGCCATTAGCGCAAGGAGTTGAGTGTCAGTGCGAGGCTCTAGCTCGGTCTGGATCGGCATAATATACTGATCACCAGCTTCAAGTTGTCCGATGCGAGCATCAGAGAATCTCCCACGGAGTCCCATGGCCGATACGATTTCATCTTTAGGCAGACCCACGGCAGGCCCATCTGGATACGTGTGTATTTTTATTTTCATATGTTTAGTTGGTTCGTTTTATGTAGGCACAACTTTACTTAAAAATCGTGCAGGAAAATTCTAGTAATATGTTGGATCATTCTAGTAATATGGTGGATCATTCTAGTAACATGATGGAGTATACGATTAACATAAATTACATCGGATTTTATATAGGCTTACCCCTTTTTATATGTCAAACAGAAGTTTGTAAGTGATTCAAGTTCAACAACATTTAGTTATCTTACACGCTTGTCAGTATGAGGTAAATTAAGCCTTCCCTTAGCCGCGTAGTATTGATTTAGGCTGATCGTGCCGTCCTTTACAATGTCCTTGAGATTTCCGTGACCCATGCGGACTAGCTTGTGTATCCTCTTGGCTTCATCGTTTATTCTCTTGGTATCTTTAGCCTTCTTTGCCCTCAACATCTTGGTGCTGTAAATGCCGCGCCTGACCGCGAGATGGCGCAGTGCCTCTGGTCTACCCTCCCACGGAGTCCCTAATGCGGCTTCGGGCCAACTCATTTTCTCCTGCTCGACTCGTTTGATTACTAGCGATAGCCAGTTAGCCTCAGCCTCTGGATCAACGCAGATTTTCTGCCTGCTTGGTCTACGTTCGACGGCATCGGTTATGTCCGCAGTCTTGAGGAGTTCGTGATATTTTTCTGTCATGGACTGGCAGAAGGCCAGGGTGGATCGTGCTGATTCTGAATACATATTGACTTGTGGTTAGTTGTTTCCTGCGCTTGATCGTCTCGCGCAGTCTCGTTTGGATGCTACGAAAAAACGTAGCCTTGTCTACCAAAAAAGCCCGCACCGGTGAAGGTGCGAGCTAGTGAATTAGAAGTGCATTCTGTAGAGGCCGTGGCAAATGCCAATGATGGTCGTGATTACGCTAACGGCTACGCAGATGACAAAGATTTGATCGTCGGATAGTTTCATAGGTAGTGCATGATGATTGATACCGCTAGCAGTAAGCCTGCGGTGATGATGCTAAAGAATACGATGAACGCACTCTCCGCTTGCTTGTCTGTTTTGACTAGCTTGTTTGGTTTTTTTATTTTCATAATGTTTCCTCGTAGTAAGTGTCGAAGTCATGCCGCTCTTGAGTGGCAATGTGTCCGATGTGGTTAACGTAGTGATGCGGTGCGCCATAACAGAATGTGCCTTCGCACTCAGTTATTGACCATATCTGATCGTCATCAAACCCTGCGTCCTTAGCCTCCTGCCATGAGGAAAAGTAGTCGCCTGATTCTCTGCCGATTTCTTCGTAGGGAAAGTCCCCTTGTATTGTTTCCATAGTATCGTTTATTGGTTATCTAGTTTGGTGATTAAGTCCTGCATTTTGATTAAGTCCTGCTCCGTTACTTCGCTTGGCTCGTCGAGCAAGCAAGCTATGTCTATGGACAGGTCGGCTATGATGTCGGTGATCGTTTGCATGATTTATATTGGTTATTGTTAGTTATAAGCAGTATGCTTACACCCAGAAAGCCCGCACCTTGGAGGGTGCGAGCTGTGTGGATTAGTAGCCGTTTGCTTCTGCCCAGTCTTCAATTTTATGAATGACTCGGTCTAGCACTTCTAGCTCGTGGTCTGTCCCATTTGCTAGCTTTCCTGTGTCCGATAGACACGCTAGGCTGGCAGTGTAACGCCCTCTGGATACCCAGCACTCAGTGCTAGGATCATCGAGTGGGTCGATCTCAAGTTCTACGTGGTAGTCGTTGATGTTGGTCTTTATGATTTGCATAGTTTCATTGGTTGTGTGTTAGTTCGACGGGACATCCGTCTACCCAAAAAGCCCGCACCTTGTGGGATGCGAGCTGTGGGTTAAATGATGGATGCGATTTCTTCGGCCTCCATAAATTTACGGCGAACCTGTGATTCAAGTTTCGACCATTTATTCAGGAATCCCTCTAGGTTTTTCATGTCTGACCATCCATGATTTTTCATGTAATCTTTTTGAGCATTAATCATGCAGGTGGAAGTGGCTTGTTCTGCGCTTACACGTCCGAATGTAACCATGTCCTCAAAGGTGAATCCATCGAAGATGGATGGTGTATTTAGAATTGATTTAACTGTAGGTAATTTATTCATAATTTTGATATTTGATTGGTTCGTGTTAGTTCGACGGGACATCCGTCTACCCAGAAAGCCGTGACCCCGAGGAGCCACGACTGAATGAATTACTTGTGCTTGAGTTCGATTACCTTCTCGGTTGACTTAGCACCCCATGATCCGAGGCTACCAAGTTCATTGACCCAAGGCTCGATGAGATCGCCGTCCTCGTATCCGTGAAGGCTGATTCCGCTTGCCCGTATTGCCTTGGCTGATTCCTCATTGTAGACGCTTTCTACTGGGTCTAGCTCTAAGCGATATACGTGCGCTGTGTAGGCGTCCTTCTTCTTGCTGTTCAAGGAGTAGAACGTGTTTACACTAGCATTTTTCAATGCGTCCTCTAGCTTAGGAGACTTGCCCCAGTAGCCGTCAGTTGTGATTACTACATAGCGAACGAGACTTTCGTTTTCTTTACTCATGTTTTTGATTGGTTTTTGTTATTGGCTCTCCTCATTTACAGCGGCTTGAGACGCTCGCAGAGTTGCGGCTGAGTTACCAATCTATGTCCCACTTGCTACGTCATCGATCATCCGAGGAGTCACCGTATCGAAGGCCGAGTCGCTGTCATATATCCGCAAGTCCAAGGCTCAAGGCAGTGGGTCTTCTGGTAACGGTAGAGATGCTAGCGGTCGACATCCGAGGTCGGAGTCGGTAGCGTTTGGACTGTCAAAGAACGGAACTGCGGCGCCATACTAGCACACCCCAAAAACTTATGCAAGCTTTTTTTTCCACATAAAGTAGGGATTGGTAATAACTCGTTGACAATCAATAGAATAAAAATAAAACTTTTTTCCGTGATACCGTAGAATCCTCTCCGATAAGCACCCTTAAACAGCTACCTTATGACATCCGTGGATGGCCGATTCATAGCACTGAATCTGGGACTGAAAGATGGCACTGAAT